GGTCATAGCATTGTTAGCTTATTTGGCTATCAATCATCAGTGACGACTACTGCAATCCCAATTTGGGAAAATGCAACAACATATACCTACATCACAACAGCTTCTACTTTGACGTTGGTGAGCTCATCTGCGTCAGATGATACAAATGCAAAAATATTAATCAGTGGTTTGGATTCAAGTTTTAATCCAATTTCTGAAACTTTAGCAATGAACGGTGTAACTGGTGTAACGACTGTTAACACTTATTTCCGTGTCAACAGCCTATTGATGGTTTCACCCGGTACTAGTCAAAATACTAACGTAGGTACGATTACATTAAAGCAATCATCTAATATCGTAGCTCAAATTAACGCAGGTATTGGAAAATCACAAAGCACAATTTATACAGTGCCTGCTGGATATAGTTTTTATTTAGATTTAGCTGAAGTTAATACTTCAAATAGCTATACAGGTAGCACGATTATTACTTACAAAGTACAGGCTATTAATAACAATACTGGTGTAAAACTGAACGTATTGCAACAACCATTTGTTTCAAATTACATAGCAAATAGATCTTCTGATCCATTTATTTACCCTGAAAAAACAGACATCCAATGGCAATTAATAACTAGCACAGGAACTATAGCGGCTGGTGTCATTGTTACTGGTAAATTGATTCAGAATAATAACCTTGTAACTGGCGTAGGTACTTAATCATGCCAAGTAAATCACCAGCCCAACATCGTTTGATGGAGGCCGCCGCTCACACCAAGGGTGGGTATGGCGGCGTGCCCCAAAAAGTAGGCAAAGAGTTTGTCAAGGCCGACAATATGAAAGAAGGTGGTCTTTATGCAAACATCCATGCCAAGCAAGAGCGTATCAAGCATGGTTCAGGTGAGCATATGCGAAAAGTTGGCTCAAAAAACGCACCTACTGTAGAAGCGTTCAAAGAATCAGCAAAAACTGCCAAAATGAAAAAAGGTGGTGTTAGTTTGGCTGTTGGGCGTGGTGAAAAACTTCCTGAATCACAAGGCGCAGGTCTTACCGCAAAAGGCAGAGCCAAATACAATCGTGAAACTGGCAGTCATCTGAAAGCCCCCCAGCCTCAAGGCGGATCTCGAAAGGACAGTTTCTGTGCAAGGATGTCTGGAGTAGTGGAACATTCAAAAGGTGATGCGCCAAGAGCAAAAGCGTCTCTGAAGCGTTGGAAATGTCCCGGATGGTAAAGGATTAAGACATGGCTTACAGCGGAACCGTTGGGCAAACAGTAGTTTCAGTACAAAATTTCATTGACCAAGGTGCCCGTATGGCAGGCAAGTTGGCCGAAGAGCTGACTATTGAGCAAGTAAATGCGTCTAAGCAAGCCCTGTTCTTCATTCTGAGCAACCTGATCAATCAAGGCATCAATTATTGGTGCATTGACAAGAAGGTTTATGGGCTTAATGCAGATCAATTCCAGTATCTGCTCCCTGTAGGCGGGAATGACGTTCTGAATGCCCTGTATCGCAAGTTGAATCGGCCTACGCCAAGTGCTTTGGGTTCGTACTTTTCCTCATCTGGTGTGACCGGTCTGGCATTCGACAACAATGTTGAGACATCAGACATTCAAAATTCTCCGAATGGCTATATTGGCATCAACTTTGGCCAAGACAACCCAATCTACGCAGGATCAATCGGTATTCTTCCGTCAACATCTGGTTCATTTCATATTCTGCTGGAATGGTCAAATGATGGAGTGACGTATGAAACCTTGCAAGATACTGGTGTAACGACATGGGTATCAGGTCAATGGCTATGGTATGACATTGATCCGGGTCAGACTTGCCAGTATTACCAAATGCGGGAAACTGGCGGTGGTACTCTGAGCGTGGCTGAATTTTTCGTCGGAAACAATTCGACAGAAATCACCATGGCTCGATTGAATCGGGATGATTACACCAACTTGCCGAACAAGAACTTTACGGCAAATCAACCGTTCCAGTATTGGTTCAATCGGACTCTTCCTCAATCAACGATTACGCTATGGCCGACACCGTCTGATCCATTTGTTCAAATGGTTGTATGGTATTCCCGGCAAGTTATGGACGTTGGTGATTTGTATGGTCAACTTGAGATACCACAATACTTCTATCAAGCAATTCAATGCATGCTGGCTCACCAGATGAGCCTGATTCTGCCCGGAATTGCAGTTGATCGAATCGGATATCTTGAAGGACAGGCTGATAAATACTTCACGATGGCTGAAAACGAAAATCGTGATCGATCGCCAATCTATTACGCGCCAAATATATCTGTATATACACGCTAATGCCTCGTTTCTTAAATACTCTAGGCAATGCAGTAATTGCGGTCTTCATCTGTGACAGATGCAAAATGAAGAGGCCGATTATTGAAGCGATGCCAGATCCGAACTTTCCGGGGCTGAAGGTGTGCCAGCAAGGATGCGCTGACCAGAAAGATCCGTACCGTTTGCCGGCTCGAAAGACTGAAAGAATCACGCTTCAATTTCCGCGCCCTGATGTCAGTGTCGCTGTCGAGCCTTATGACATCGTGACACAGCCATATGGTGGTGAAGTGATTAGTACCGAAGGATCCACGAGCACGCCGAGCGATTCCGGCAATCTTGATACAATCAAAACTCAGCCTAGCCCGCCTTGATATGTCATCACAAGTATCGATTACACAGTTACCACAGGCTCTAGCTCTCACAGGATTAGAACCTGTCCCGGTCGTTCAAAATGGCGTAACAGTACAGACGACTACCGGTGCAATTGCTGGCGCTGGGGCGTTGAACTATCCATTTTTGACCGTTGGCGCAACGGCAGGGCTGACTCAAGCCAGATACATTGCGACTAATAGTGGATTAACAATTACCGACAATGGCGCCGGTAATACGCTACAAGTCAATCTCATTGGCGCAGCATTGTCACTTGACTCTAGCGGAAACGGTATTCAAGTCAAAACAAGCCTAACAACCGTCAGCAATGTGTCTATAGGGGTCGGTACGGGTTTAACGGTCACCAATCCTGATGGAACTACCGGAAACCCAACTATAGGGCTAGGAACGGCCTTACAACAGTTTGTATCCCAGACTGGGACTGGCATTCTGGCTATCCAAGGTGGTTTGACAGCCAAGATCAATATCCTGCCCACTACTAATCAGATTAGTATTTTGAACGGAAATGGGGCTGGGAATGTCACTGTAGGAATTGCAGATAATGCCATTTTCCCCGGTACCGGTAGTGTTACTTTGCCGAATGGAACTGTCGCCCAAAGGCAGGGAGGAACTGGTGCAATTCGATACAACACGGATAGCAGCACATTTGAGGGTTACCTCTCAACAGGATGGACGGCATTTTCGACCGCAGGGGGAGTGTCGTCATTTAGTGCCGGTACAACTGGGTTACTCCCCAATACAAATACAATTGGCGCAGTAACGCTATCAGGAACGCTTATACCGGCCAATGGTGGGACGGGAGCAACAACCCTGACAGGTTATGTCTATGGGAACGGAACGGCCACTATGACGGCCTCCCTGACCGTCCCAACGACTGACTTGAGCGGAACAATTAGTAATGCCCAACTTGCCAACAGCTCAATTACGATCAATGGAACACCGATTAGTTTGGGTGGAAGTACATCAGTAGGTACTGTAACCAGTGTATCTGGCACATCTCCAATTGCTTCTTCAGGCGGGAATACGCCGACAATATCAATATCACAGTCCAGTGCAACAACGAACGGATATTTATCAAGTACGGATTGGAATACGTTCAACAACAAAGGGTCTGGAACAGTAACCAGCGTATCTGGTACATCTGGCCAAATTACATCGACCGGTGGAACGACGCCGGTTCTGGCATTAGCAAGTGGAATAGCGTCTCCCGGCACGACAGGATCTTCAACTCTGATCCCAGTAGTGACAATCGATACTTATGGCCGAGTTACTAGCATAACGACTGCCGCTAATCCTCAAGGTACGGTAACTTCAATTACCGCCGGAACAGGTCTTAGTGGTGGAACGATTACCACGACCGGAACGATTGCAATTGACTCTACTGTAGTCACACTTACTGGCATTCAGACATTAACCAACAAGACAATGTCTGGTGCGAGCAACACATTTAGCAATATTCCCAATTCGGCATTATCCAATAGCACCATTTCAGGCGTTGCTCTTGGATCAAATCTGAATGCATTGACCATTGGAACAGGGCTTTCTGGAACTAGTTATAACGGCTCTGCTGCAATAACGATTGCTATTGATTCGACTGTTGCGACATTGACTGGTACTCAAACATTGACAGGAAAGTCAATGAGCGGATCCAGCAATACATTTACGAACATCCCAAATTCAGGTTTGACCAATAGTTCATTAACCATTGGAACAACACTTATTTCGTTGGGCGCTACATCATTGACTTTGGGTGGTCTTACTTCAGTCGCGTTGACGCAGGATCCAACGTCAGCCTTACAGGCGGCAACCAAGCAATATGTCGATGCGGCAATCTCCAATGTCAATTATCACGCTGCTTGTTCCTATGCCACAACTGCTGATCTTGGAACAGTAACGTACAACAATGGCACATCTGGTGTAGGTGCCACCCTTACCAATGGTGGAACACAAGCTGTTCTGGTTATTGATGGCTATACATTTACCGCAACAGACGTAACGAACGCAGTACGGATCCTCGTAAAGAACGAAACCAGTGGCCAATACAACGGCATCTATACCCTGACCAATCAAGGATCAGTATCGACTAACTGGGTTCTGACTCGTGCAACTGACTATGATCAAGTAGGAACCGGGCAAAATGAAATTTTTCCCGGCGATACGACTTTTATTCTTGGCGGTACTGTCAATACAAACACGCAGTGGACGCAAACAACAGGATTGCCGATTACGATCGGAACGACTCCAATTGCATTCGTTCAAATAGCTGGGCCGGGAGCCTACACAGCAGGAACTGGGCTTACCTTATCAGGAACCCAGTTCAGCATTAAAAATACCACTGTAACCGCTGCTAGTTACGGATCTGCATCATCTGTTGCAACATTTACTGTCAATGCTCAAGGGCAATTGACTACTGCGGCAACGACCTCGATTGCCATCAATGGTAATCAAATCACCTCAGGGACTGTTGGATCTGCCTATATCAGTGGTTCATATACAGGCATTACTGGGGTCGGAACGCTGACCGCCGGAACATGGAATGCAAGCACAATCGGTGTTGGATACGGTGGCACAGGACTTGCAACCTATACCGCAGGAGATATCCTATATGCATCAGGAACCACGACTCTATCTAAGCTTACGCTAGGGACATCCGGGTATGTTTTGACTGCAGGAGCTTCGGCCCCTCAATATGTAGCTCAAAGCACTCTTTCCGTAGGTACCGCAACAACAGCAACTAATGTCACCGGTGGCGCCGCAGGATCAATTCTTTATCAGTCGGCGGCAGCAACGACGACAACCTTGGCTCTTGGAACGTCTGGATATGTTCTGACTGCTGGAGCGACGGCACCTAGTTATGTCGCACAATCCACGTTGTCAGTAGGAACGGCAACCAATGCAACTAATGTGGCTGCTACAGCAGGATCTGGGGCTACCAATTACCTTCTTTTTAGTGCTTCAGCAACAGGTAACGTAGCAGTTAATACAAATTCATCTTTGACATACAATTACACCAACAATACCCTGACGGCTGGTATTTCTGGTGGAGCATTCTAAGGAAAACTGACATGGCCCAGAGCGGATACACCCCCATACTCATCTACGCAAGTGGAACAACTACCAATGTCCCGCTGGCCGCTAATTTGACCAGTAGTGCAAATGGCGCAGAACTGGCACTGAACTACACTGATGGCAAATTGTTCTATAAGGACAATGGTGGTGTAGTACAGATTCTGGCAACCAAGGCTGGAGCATTAGGTACTGTCACAAGCGTAGCTCAATCATTTACTGGTGGTCTAATTTCAGTTTCTGGATCACCGATTACCTCATCGGGAACTCTGGCTCTTACCGTGGCCGGAACTTCTGGCGGTATTCCGTATTTTTCCAGCGCATCTACTTGGGCAACATCAGCAGCGTTGGCAGCTAATGCGATAGTCATTGGTGGTGGTGCAGGTGCAGCACCGGCAACCACAACGACAGGAACGGGCGTACTCACTGCGTTGGGCGTGAATACTGGTACGTCCGGAGCTTTTGTAGTCAATGGTGGTGTTCTTGGTACTCCGTCTAGCGGAACAGTTACCAATCTTACTGGTACAGCATCGATCAATATTAACGGTACTGTTGGAGCAACGACGCCCACCACCGGTGCATTTACTACCGTCAATGGCAATACCTTCACTACCGGTTCCTACACACTGACTGGAACTGCAGCAAAGACGCTTACATTCACCAATACCTTGACGTTGTCAGGAACTGATTCGACAACGATGACATTCCCGTCTTCCAGTGCAACGGTGGCCGGTCTAGGAATAGCGCAGACATTTACTGCTACAAATACCTTTAATCAGATAAATTATGCCAACAATGCGGTAACAGTCACTAGCAATGCTGGTACGGTTCCGATTACTTATCGTCTGAACACATTTACCAATAGTTCAGCCGCGACAATGACGATCACAATGGCGACAGCAAGTGCTGTTGATGGTCAGATGTCGATTGTTCGTATTTATGATTTTAGTGCCGTGGCGCAAACAATTTCATGGGTCAATACGGAAAACAGCACGGTAAGCGTACCGACTACATCAAATGGTTCGACGACGTTGCCAAAGACTGTAGGATTTATGTATAACTCACAAACGTCCAAATGGCGTTGTGTGGCTTCAGCATAAGGATAAATCATGGCAAATTGCGCCGTATGCCAACTTACAGATGGTCTGGTCATCAACATTATTGTTGCCGACCCGACAGATCCTCCGTATGACGGAACTCAATTGATTGAGATTTTTGATGGGGTTATGTGTGACATTGGTTGGGTTTGGGATGGAACACAATTTGTTAATCCAAATCCCGATCCTTTGCCAAGTGATACACCGACTGATTCTGGAGCGCCTGTTTAATGGCAACTAAAACCGTACTCATAACGTCCGGTACGACTTGGACTGTCCCTTCGGATGCTGCTAGTAGTGCTGATGCTGTTGTCACTTGTATTGGCGCGGGTGGCGGCGGTGGCAGAGGTGTAGCAGCTACTTCGTCCGGCGCTGGCGGTGGCGGTGGTGCGTGGTCACAAAGCACAACGATATCTTTGACTGCAAATGCTACTGTGACCATAGCAATTGGTACAGGTGGCGCTGGCGCTAATACATCTGGTGCGGCCGGTACAACTGGGGGAGACACTTGGTTTAACGGTGCAACATTAGCTCTATCTTCTGTAGGCGCTAAAGGCGGGGCAGGTGGTAGTTTTGGCGTCACAGTAACTGCTGCTGCTGGGGGTGCTGGCGCATCTGGTACAGGCACAACTAAAAACAGTGGCGGTGCTGGTGGCGCTATATCGGGTGGTGGTTCTTTGACTGGCGGCACTGGTGGTGGCTCGGCTGGTAGCGCACTTGGCGTTGGTCAAGTGGGTGGTACATCAGCAAGTCAAACCGGAGCGACTGGTGGCGGAGGTACAGGGGGTGCTGGGGTTAATAACTCTTCATCTACTGCAACTGCTGGGGGCTTGAGCTATACGGCGGGTGCGGGTGGTGTTGCAGGTACAGCTACAACCGTATCTCCGGGAGGTGCAGGTGGCACTGGCGCTAACGGCGCTGGTGGTGGTGGTGGGGGGAGTTACACCAATTCGTCTGGTGTTTCTGGCGTGGGTGGCGTTGGTGGCGTAGGTAGTGCGGGTACAGAAACATCAATAACTGCTGGTGGTACGGCTGGCTCTGGTGGCGCGGGCGGTGGTGGTGGTGAGGCATCCCAATTTATAAATGCATCAGCAACTATTACTGGTGGTGCTGGAGCTACTGGGGGTCTGTATGGAGGCGGTGGTGGTGGTGGCGGGTGCGCATCTGGTGTAGGCACAAACACAACTGGCAACGGCGGTAACGGAGCCAACGGCGCAATTATTGTTACTTATACAGTCGCTACTTCAGCACCTGGAAACTTTTTCTTACTTTTAGGATAAAAACATGATCAATCTGACTTTGGAATTAGAAGAAGTAAATGGAATTTTGACTGCTCTTGGTCAGCTTCCTTTTGTGCAAGTTCAAGCACTGATTGGAAAGATCCAACAACAAGCGACTGTACAAGTTGCTCCGGCTGAAGAGCTGCCAAAATCTGAGTAAATAACCGTAAGGATGAAGCATGGATCAGCAAATAATCAATTGGGTAGTGGCAGCGTTTGGCGCACTACTGGGGTTCTTGCTTCATTCCGTATGGGATGCAGTCAAAGACTTGCAATCTGCAGATAAAGAACTTGCAGGAAAAGTTTCCGATATTGAAGTATTGGTGGCCGGAAACTATGTAACGAGGACGGAACTTCGAAGTTACATGGATGCAGTATTTTTGAAGCTGGATCACATTAGCGACAAGCTTTCTGATAAAGCCGATAAATGAATTTCTTTTATTCAAATTCTTGAATGAAGTAAATACTTAAAACGGAACAAGATAATGTATAACGAACAGTCAATTGAAATTATCAAAGCACAAGCGAAGGTTGAATTAAATCGACTGGAAGCGCAAAGCCCCGCAAAGGACGTTGCCGGTCGCGCAATTGGAAAGCATGGTCTTTTTTATATAACACTTATTGTCGCTATCGGAGTTGCATCTAGCTTAGTGCTTGATAAGGACAAGATTGCTGCCGTCATGGGATTGCTTGGTGCATCTCTGACTGCTCTTATTTCAATGCTGAATGGCATAGCAGGAACTGCCGCCAAACAAGAGCGCCCGGAATTTGACGTTATAAAAGACTTGATTGCCAAGTTGGATAAACTTGATCGCAAGGAGCAACCGATGAAGGTTACTGTTGAAGGCGAGAAAGTTATAGTCAGCAAAGGCGAAGATCAAATTACAACATCGAGGAATTGATCATGTTTCCATTAGACGCGTTGCTTGGGATTGGCTCTAAGTTGATAGACAAGTTTTTCCCTGACCCTGCTGCGGCAGATGCGGCACGGGCGCAACTATTGCAAATCATTGACAAAAAAGGGACAAGGCCATATATATGAAAAAACTACTTATTGGATTGCTAATATGCGGTAACGCATACGCTGCCGACATTGCCATTTGTACCGGGCAGTATGCGCTCTGCGCCGCTTCTCCGACTACCCCCACGGGCAAGACAATGCAGGTACAGGGACAGACTTACCGCGAGGGCGTAGCTGTTTGCCCTGTTTTGACAGGTGCGGCAGTGGCTAACCTTGCCATAATGAATGGCTCTTGCAAAACGCCTAAAGGCATGGTCTGGTCGTTGTTTGATATGCCGCCAGTCACCAGTTTTCCGCAAGCTCCATCATGGGAAACAGCACCGGCAGTAGCTAGGACTTTTACCATTGGCGAAACGCCAAGTACCGGTATGAGCAATATGTGGTCATTTCCGTGCAAGATTCAGGCGCAAAAGATTAACGGTGTGACGCTGGCGTCATGCTACGGCCCAATCATGGAAAGCCCTTTTACCAATAGGCATGTCAAGCCCGGACAGCTAGGATTTACTCAAGCGCCGATTGGTGCAACATGGCCTGTCGGTGGTAACGCTCCCCAGTAAGAGGACAAAAAATGTTTCCTTTAGACGCATTGCTAGGTATCGGTTCTAAGCTCATAGACAAGTTTTTCCCTGATCCTACTGCCGCAGAAGCCGCCAAGCTGAAACTGTTGGAGATGCAACAGAACGGGGAACTAGCGCAGCTTAACGCTGATGTGTCAGAGGGGCAGGAACTTACCAAGCGGTTACAAGCTGATATGGCCTCTGATTCATGGCTTTCTAAAAACATTCGCCCGTTAACTCTAATTGCAATTCTTACCGGCTACTTTATTTTTGCTGGGTTATCTGCTGCGGGAATCAATGTTAACCAAGAGTATGTACAGCTTCTGGGGCAATGGGGAATGTTGATTATGTCCTTTTACTTCGGTGGCCGGACTCTTGAAAAGATTGTAGGGATGAAAAAAAATGACCCAGCTAAGTGAACACTTTTCCTACGATGAATTGACACACACGGATCATCGTCAGTTCGACAATACGCCGAACAAACAAGAATTGGCTAATTTGGTTCGTTTGGCTATTCTGTTGGAAGAGGTAAAAAAAGCGTTGGGTGGCAAACCGATCATAGTCAATTCGGCTTATCGATCAAAAGAGGTCAATGATGCTGTCGGATCAAAAGACACTAGTCAGCACCGTCTGGGCTGTGCTGCTGACATTCGCGTACCCGGAATGACGCCAAGGCAGGTCATTGAGGAAATTCTTGCGGCAGACATCCAATTTGACCAGATCATTTTGGAATTCAATTCATGGACGCATATTTCTATTCCGAATGATCCAAATGGAAATCCAAGGCATTCCAAACTGATTATTGAAAAAACTGGCACTCGTTTGTATGTGTAAGACAAAGGGGCGTAAAATGGCTAAAACCTTGTGTGGAATTGACAAATGACTACTCCCTCATGGGTAATGACGTATGACAGCCTGAATTCCATCGTACTTCAGTATCTGGAACGTCAAGACGCGGCTGTCGTCAATGCACTTCCAACTTTCATTTCGCTTGCCGAATTTGAAATTGCACAAGAGATCAAGATCCTTGGTCAATTGCAGCTCATGTCATCCACAATGACATTGAACAATCCAATCCTGCAGAAGCCGGCCCGGTGGCGCAAGACTGTATCAATGAACATCACCGATGCCAATGGAGACAAGCAACCAGTCCTATTGAGGAAATATGAATATTTGACGTCTTATTGGCCGGATGCGACTAATACATCGATGCCTCAATATTACGCAGATACTGACTGGGATCATTGGTATCTGGCGCCGACACCGGATCAAGCATATACGTTCGAAGTCCTGTACTACGAGCGTATGGCTCCATTGAGTTCCACTAATCAGACGAACTGGATCACTCAGAATGCTCCGAATGCCATGCTGTTTGGCACGTTGCTTCAGGCCATGCCTTTCCTGAAGAATGACCAGCGTCAGATCTTCCAACAAAAGTACACCGAAGCAATGGCCTCTTTGAAAACTGAGGACATATCGCGCGTTGGTGACCGTCAGGCAATTGCCGTGGATAGCTAAAAATGACTACATACACCTCGCCTTATACTGGCCAGACAATCAGCCCCAGTCAGGTCGGCTATGAAAACCTGACGATCAGTGCTAATACGACGCTCCAATGGCCAATCAATGGCAATACGTCAAGCGTAGTCGCCAATATTATTGAAGTCACCGCGACAGTTGGCAGTCTTAATATATTGATGCCACCGGCAACAGAAGTATCTGTTGGCCAGACGACGCTGATCAAGAATATTGGATCAAATTCATTTACGGTTACTGACAACAGTGGTAATACGATCATTACCATTGCTGCTGGTCTGGCTTGGTATATCTATCTGACCAACAATTCCACCATTAATGGAACATGGAGTACGGTTCAGTTTGGTGCTGGTACCTCACAAGCAAATGCTGCTAGTCTTGACGGATATGGATTGACTGCAGTCAACACTACATTAAACACGACTACAACAGTATCAACATTTTCCTCGAACCATACGTTGATCGGTTCTGATCAATCATCGATGTATGTATGGACTGGTGGCGCAGGAACATTGACACTCCCGTCTGCAGGTATTGGTACTGGTTGGTATGTAATAGTCAAGAATAACGGAACTGGTATTCTGACAATTTCTCCAGCAGGAACAAACACAATTGATGGTGGAGCGACGGCCCAGCTACAGATTAACGAATCACTTGTTATCGCATCAAGTGGCAGTAATTGGTATAGCTATGCGTATGGCCGGTCGGCTACGTTCTTTTTTACCCAACTGGTTTTGAATGTTACTGGCGGAACATATACGCTGACATCTGTACAAGCGGCAAATACGATTCAGGAATATCAGGGAACGCTGACATCAAATCAAATAATCATACTTCCTTCAACAGTTCAACTTTATTCCATTCAGAATAATACATCAGGCGCCTATACGCTGACGTTCAAGACAAGTGTTGTTGGTGGAACGACTCTTTCTGTTCCTGCTAATGGAACAATCATTGCCATCTGCGACGGTACGAATGTTTATAACTCACAAACAGCTACATCATCACCTACTACATTGTCTTTGTTAAATGGATCTGCTTCGGCACCGTCATTGGCTTATGCCAGTGATGCGACTACAGGTATTTATCTTGTCGCCAGTGGCCAATTGGGATTTTCTACGGGCGGAGTTAATCAAGCAACATTGAATGCTTCTGGTCTTCTATTTGTTCCTGCAGGGATTCCCGGTGGAGCATTCTAATGACGTCACAAGTTGTCATCCTACAGGTCGGCGCAGGTATCCAAAGGGATGGGACTCAGTTTGCATCTCCATCTTATGTGGACGGGAAGTGGGTTCGATTCCAATACGGAAAACCTCGAAAGATGGGGGGATACAACGCATCATTTCTGAACGCATCGGGAATCAGCCGTGGCATGATAATGAGTGCCGACAACGGGATAAATTACGTCATCTCTGGTTACAGTGCCGGTATAGAGAGATGGACGACTGACAATGATGATGCAATTGGATCTGGACCCACGCCAATAACTTCATCATATTCAACAAGCGCAAATACTCTGTGGCAATTCGACATTGGATACGACGCGCTGGGTAACGGTCTGAATAACTTAATTGCCCATCCGGGACAGAACCTGTACGACATCTCTTCAACAGTGAATACACGACCGTTATATGGTCAATTTACAGGTACAACATTGACCAACGTCGGTGTATTTACGGCTTCAGGGACAACCACTAATGGATCCCCGACAGTCACTTTTGCCACGACTATTGCTGCCATTGGGGCGGGTGTGTCCGTATCAGGAACAGGTATTCCGGCCAATACAACTGTTGTGTCTGCATTGACTGTTGGTGGTGTATGGACTGCCACACTGAGCAACAATGCCACGGCATCAGGAACGGTGACATTGACATTTGACAACAACATCTCTGTATCTGGTGGTGTTGTGATGTTGTTCCCATACCTTTTTGTTTATGGAAATAATGGTCTGATTCAGAATTGTTCTGCTGGAAACTTCAATGATTGGGTATCGGCGGATGCAAATGCCAACAATATCTCTTCTACCAAGGTGGTTAAGGGATTGCCTTTGCGGGGCGGTACGACGTCACCAGCAGGATTGTTCTGGACATTGGATTCGGTGGTACGGGTTACCTATGCACCACAGACCATAGGGAACACAGAGATCTACTGGCGATATGATTTGATCACCCAGCAATCATCGATCATATCGAGTCAATGCGTGATTGAATATGATGGATTGTTCTATTGGGCCGGTACTGATCGCTTCTTGGTGTACAACGGTATTGTTCAAGAAGTACCCAATAAACAGAACTTTAATTACTTCTTCGACAATTTGAACTATGCCCAGCGTCAGAAAGTCTGGGTAAGTAAAGTTCCTCGTTGGGGCGAAATCTGGTGGTTCTTTCCATCAGGAACAAGTACCGAATGCAATGATGC